CGACGGCTTTTTTGCCGATGCTGGTTTTCTTAGAGCAGGTGTGATTCGCAGGGATATAACTAGCGCCGCATGGGATGCCTTCGGCGTCAGTGCGCTTTGCTTTGGCGGCGCCCTTGCGGGTGGTCTTGCTGCCCTTCTTGTAGCCCATCTTATTGAGGGTGCCGTAGATGTAGGCGGCGGCGCGCTCACCTTTGAGGCCGCGGGCAGCGGCCTGCTTGGCGAGCTCGGCTTCCATGGCGGCGACTTTGCTGCCGCGGGGGTCCATGCGGGTTTCGGCGTCGGACTGGCGACGCGGTTGGGCGACTCCCGAGGACGCGGGGACACAGTTAGGAACGCGCCGTTTGCCTTTGCGCTTCATGCCGACCTGGACGTAGCCCTCCCAGCAGGCGTCGAGGCGGAGAGTGGCGGGGGTGAGCGCCATGGGTCAGATGTCGAAGGAGCCGGAGTCGAGGGAGAAGCCGTCGGCAAACATCGAGTCGAGGCCGGGAGGGCGCCTAGCGGAAGGCTTGTTGAAAGCTCGTTCTAGAGAGCTGCGACGACGACGAAGACGACGATTTTGCAGCGCCATGCGGCCCTTGCGCAGTCCGCCAGCAAGTTCGCCAGTCTGCTGCTCACGTAACAAGGTTCCAGCTCCTGTGGTTAGCGCAGCATTGGTGAGTAGCCGCTTGCTCTCTTTCTTTAGGCCCAAGCCGCGCGCACCCACGCCTGTTAATGCCTGACCAGCGCCGGCTACTTGAAACGCCCGACCAGCGCCGGCAAGATCACCAGTCAAAGCCTTACCTATGCCATATCCAGTGGCCCCCGCATTAAGAGCAACACCACCGAGAGTCGCCACGGCTGATGCAATGGTGCGAGCTTTGCTCGGCTGTTTCGGCTGCACCTTCTGCGCTGCGCCTTTGGTGCACTTTTCGCCCTCGGAGATGGCTCCTTTGCCACACTTCAGGTCCAGCCGCTCGGCGGCGTCTAGGCGGGCGCGGATGTAGGCGGTGCTGCGGTCCTGGATGCCGAGCTCGCAGGCGGTCAGGTACTCCTGAGGGGTCAGGGAGTCCATCTTCTTCATATAGCCGCCGTCCTTCATGGACTTGCCGCAGCTCCCATCGCACTTGCCCTTGCGGCCCTTGGACATGCAGCCGCACTCGGCATCCATGGGCTTCTTGCCGTACATACCGCCGTCCTTGGCGGGCTTGGTGTTCTTGGCCCCTTTGGCGCTGCGCTTACGGCTGTGGCTGGCGGCCATATCCATTTCCATCTCCTCCGCTTCTTCGGGCTCGGAAGCTTCCGTGTTGCGAGAGCGGGCGGCCATGGCGCGACCTTCGCGTATGCCTTTTTCGTAAGCGGCGGACTTGGCGGGCATGGCGTAGAGCCCCGTAGTGCTGATAGGCACAGCGTAGCTGTCCTGTGTTATACGCCTACAGCTCCATATCCTGCGGTTGAGGAGCAAATTGCTCGAAGACTGCGGCTTTGTTGAGGTCAGCCGGGCCCACAGTGGCTACGCGGGAGACTTCTTCGCGATGGCGGCGGGGCATGCCGGCGTACTCGGGGTCGATCGCCGCAATCTCGGGATCCCACGGGGCTAGGTAGCACCTACAACGTGGATGTACAGGTGCGTTTGTACTAGCGCGCTTGTAGATGCGGCCGGCCCGAGCGTTGCAGATGGGGCAGGTGCGATCGTCAGAGGTGGCGTACCACATGACGAGGTCGATGCCGTTAGCGGCGTAATACTGATTGCTGGCAGCGTTATAGGCGCGTAGCGACTCGGTGCGGGTGATCACGTCAGCGCGGGACTTCACCACCCCCAGGCGGAGCCGCAGATCCTGCGTGATGGCGTCTGTGGAGCGGCCTTCGGCGATGCCCTGGGCAACGAGCTCGGTGGCGGTAGTGGCGAAGGCTTCGCCGTGGCGGCGGAGGTAGCCACGAGCCTGCGCTGCAGCAGCCACGGTGGCTTCGATGGGGATAGAGACGTTGATCAGGCGGCGCTCGGAGCCGGAGTCGCGCAGAAGTTCTCGGGCGACGCTGATGCCGCGGCCTTCGGAGCTGCGGAGCAGAGAGCGCAGCACACGGTCGTAGGCGTCGGTGCGGTCAGGCCGGAAGGCGGGGATGAGCTGCCGAAACTCCTGCAGGAGGGCGAGGTTGCGGTCCGCGGCTGGGGCGCCGCCGCGCAGCTGGATGCGGGTGCGGCGGATCAGGCGATTGAAGCTGCTGTCGAGTATGCGGTTCAGCTGGGTGATGGTGACGTCCTCGGTGCGACGAAGGGCGGCGTTGTAGCGCTCAAGCAGCTGCATTGGTATCAAGCGACAAGCGAAGCACTACTAAGTAATCACGCATGGCGATTGCTTTCTTATCGTCGTCGTAGTCCTTGATGCGTTCCCACAGCTTTTCAGGTGAGATCAGCGCAGGGGGCAGCGGTGCGGCGGCGTCGAGCTTGGTGCCGCTCTCGAAGAACTGGCTGTAATGGGTGCGTGCGAGGGTCTTGCCTTCGTCAGTGATGAAGGTGTTGTCGTCGCGACCAAGGCGCTGCAGGATCTGCGAGGCGGTGAGCGCCGTGGTCTTGCGCTGGCCACGGGCGCGGCGGATAGTCATGCCGGCGCGCTGCCGGACACCGATGGTGCTGTCGGCCACCTGGCGGGTGAGACGGCGGAAGCGCTCGAGCTGCTGCGATCTCGGGGTGTCGTAGGCGATGGAGTTGGCCAGCACCTCGCAGTTGTCCTGGGTGAGAGAGAACTTGTAATCGGTGCCGACGGCGCGAAGAGCACGGCGGACGGTTTCCTCGTTGGTGCGGGCCTTCGCGCCCTTCAGTGGGGGAGCCTTCTGCAGCACCGGAAACAGGAAGTGAGCAGCGTCGTTGGAGTCAGGCTTGGTGGTGCCGATCTCCATCACGTCGACAAAGCCGGCGCGCTTCTCATTGGTGTTGGCCATGACGGCGCGGACCTTGCCGTCCTTGCCTTCGCCTAGGTAGATGCCGAAGTGCGCAGCAGGATCTTTCTCGTTGCGGTAGTAGACGACATCGCCAGGTTTGAGGCCGGACTTCTGCGTGTAGTAGTTGCCCATGGCCGTGCCGCTCTTCTTGGTGTCGAACTCCTTCTTGGCTTCCTTGGCGATCGTGCGTGTGGATGGCGTCGCCTTGAACATGTTGGGTTCTTTGGCGACGCGCTTCATGTCGTTGATGACATAGGCACCGGTGGCTGCGGTGGCACCGACTGCAACTACGGCGAGGGCGGCGGCCGCGGCTTTACGGCGGGTGGAGGTGCCGCCCTCGGAGGCTTCTTTCACTGGGGCGTCGCCAGCACCTTTACGGCATTCATGCGCTTTGGGGATGTGCGAAGCGCCGCAGGGTTTGCCGGCTCCGCCGGCGTCGCGCAGGTCTGCCCTCACTGCCAGGTAGGTAGCGGCCCTTACTAGGCCTAGGGGGAGGGCATCAGTACGTTGGCGGCGAGCGATGATGCGATCGGCCTCGGCTGCGGCAGCTTCTGGACTAAGTGGATTCGCCCCCTTAGTCAGCATCGCAATTAGCTGTGAGCGTGAACGCAAGCGCCGGCGCGCTGTGCGGGGCTCTCCGGTGGAAGCAGGCTGTCGTGTGCGAACGCTTCGAACCTCTTCAAGTCGTTCAAAGCCGTTCTGTTGCAGGTATTTAGTGGCTTCACTGACATTTCTGAAGTCGCGACCCGCAAGCTCGGCTGCAGCAACACCAATATCACGGTTAGAAGCCGTAAACGTGCTGCTACCTTTAACTTTCCTAGAGAAATACTCTTTGGCTACGAGATTGCTCAAGCCTTGGTTCATGCTCGAACTAATGTTCTCGGATTTACCTAACCGACTAGCCAGATAGCGGGAATGTCCAATGCGTGCACTATTAACTAAATCGCCATATCCAGCTCTGCGCTGCTCAGTAGATAAAGCCGCACCTGGAGTTTGGCGTACCTCATCAGCTACTCGTGCGAAGTACTTATCAAAACCATTACGAGTATCGCTATAGATAGTGTCAGCAAGCTGCTTACGGCTGATAACAGCTGATTTACTACGGGGAGTTTCGCCTAAGACCTTATTAAGAATGCCAACTGCGTTTTCTCTTACGTCCTCGGGGAAATTGGCGGTGCTAGGGCCTACTAGACGGTTGAGAAAAGCGTTGCGCGCATCTGCATCCTTGATATTCACACCTTCTTGACGTGCCAAAGCCTGCAAGTTAGTAGCTTCACGGTTCAACGCAGTCGCCAGTTGTCGTCTTACATCAGTGTCAGTAGTGCCTCTGCTAAGGGCAAAGCCAAACTGACGCGAAAGATATTCATGGGTAGCAGGCTCGGAAAAGGTGCTTCCATCACCGGCACCTGCAGCGTTTGTTCGCTTTGTTCCCCAAAAGGCTTCAAGACTCTTCTGACGCCAGGTTTGATCGTTATCTCCACGATTTTTAGCATCAATATCTAACGCGCTAATCTTGTTATCTAGTACGCGCGCATTGGCGTACTCGGTGGCTCGGCGCTCTAGCTGCGTCGGAGTGCGCAGGATGGCGCTGCGCATAGCTGCAGGGCCGCCTGCTGCTTCACCAGCAGCACGAGAAATGGCAGCGCCCGCAGCAGCACGGCCTGCAGCACGGCGTTCGGCGCGTGCCGCGCCAATACCGGGAGTTACATCCAGTAAACGGTTAACGCCAGCAGCAACTGCGTCATCGATCTGCCGGCCGATTCCATCGCGATAAAAAGGAGCGCGCTTCAGCTGGTTATGGCTGAAGAGACCGAAGCCCACGATTGCCAAACCAGCAGCAACGGTGCCCGCACGACGCTCGAGCTTTGCCTGCAGCTCTTTCTTCTTCTGAATGTCACCGGGTGTGGCCTTAACCACGCCACGGACGATCGCACGCTTACCACCCTCGATCTCGGAAAAGCTTCCCGTGCGTATTCCTTTACCAATGCGCTTGGCGCCGCGTTCGATGCTAGCCAGACCTCCAACGGGATCGGTCTGAACTGCACGTAGTTGGGGATCAGCACCTTGGCCCCTCAACCGGCAATCCCAGTTGGGCGGGATGCAGCGGCCGCCGCACTTCACGTTGGGCGGGGTGCAGGTGACGTTTCGGACCGTCTTGCCGGTGCGGCTGCGGGCGGCGTCAAGGCGGGCCTTGGTAGCCAGATAAGCCGCGGTGCGGAAGCCTTCCGGTGTGGTATTTGGCAGTGTCATTGATCAGTACCCCTCGTTGTAGGCGCGGAAAGCGTCAGCCTCGGCATCGGGCACTGGTGAAAGCCCTGCCACATTCTGACCAGGAAAGAAGTGCTGTACTGCAGTCTTGGCAGCGCGTAGAGAGTTGAAACCCGTGGTGTAAGGGCCGTCCGTGATGGCGCTGTCAATGCTGAAACGCGCTCGGTAAAGCTTTCGCGTGCGCGTGCGGTGTGGACCGAGGATCAAAACAGGCGCTGCGGCGCTGCTATCGATGCGCTGGCCATCAGGACCAACAAGCGGACCCGCTACGACATCGCCGTAGTGATGGGTGATGCGAATGCGCAGGCCTTCGGCTGAATCGAAGTGGCTATCGCCGCGACCAGCTGCAGCAGAGGGAGGCAACACAGCTGTTTCGTCCTCGGGGAACTCCTCTTCCTCCGGTTCCGCAGGTTGCTGCATTGCCTGCATCTGAGCCTGGTAGCCAGCCATCTGCGACTGGAACTGAGCGTCCGTTGATGCAGTGAGCTGTTGTGTGACCTGTTCGTTGAGCTTGGTCTCGATGCTGTAATCGGTGCCGCCGAAACGGGATTCGCGCACTTCGAGGGCGTTCAACACGCCGTACTGCAGATACTGGATGTCGGAAGCAGCCTTCTGCTGCATCAGCTCAACCTTCTCCTTATCCGTCTGGGTGAAGACAGAAGGGAAGTGAACCGACCATGAATCGGGAATACGCCCTCGGGTTGGACCCTCCCGCGAGGCCATGATGTAGGTGAAGACCTCCGTGATCGGAGTGCGGCAGTAAACCTCCTGCCATTGCTCCACAAGCGAGGCCCATACACGCTCTTCAAAGCGGCCTTCCTTACCTAGGCCGCCGGGAGAGTCGCCCATCAAGATCGAAGCCGGCCAGCCTGTGGCTGCTTGCAGATCCTTGATAAAGGGATCAGTCGCTGTGGCGATGTTGCTCAGGGCTCGGTTGATGAAGTTGATGTCCTCCTCAACGTCCACCACCATGCCGCCGTAAACGCTGCGGCTGAGGTTGTTGGCCTCAAGGCGCTTGCGTAGGTCGGCTTCGTTGCCGGCCGCAATGCGATTGAAAAGCCCGGGAATCTTATGAACGAACACATCCGAGTCAGAAGTCATCGACTCCAGGCCGGACATTGCGGTCTCGTAGCGCTTGAAGGCGTTCCAGATCAGCTGCAATACTGACTGACCCCAGCCAGTGTTACGGGAGCGCTGATTCCAAGGCAGATATAAACCGTCGAAACGTGCAACGCGCGTGTGGTGGATGCGAATGTTGACGTAGCCACTCGTCTGATCTGGTGTGATCCGCTGGCTGGTGGTGATGCGGTAGTGCGAAGGACGAGAGTAATCCGTGATCGAGTAGTCCTCGGGGATTAGCTCGTGGCGGGAAAGCGGCACGTAGCCGCGGATAGCACGGATTCGGTTCATCTCAACCGGATCCTCTGGTGCACCACCGTCGTCAATCAGCAGAACAAGGCCGGCGCCGCCATAGAGGCGCTGCAGCTTGATGACTTCCGAAAGAGCAAAGTGGAATTGCGATGCCTGCAGGAACTGCTCGAAGCGGGTGAGGAGATCTGCGTTATCTGATGCGTTGTCGCCACCCAGTTTCATAGTGGGACGGTGGCGCAGAATCTCGTCGCTAATAGCGTCGACATAGCGACGCGGGATGCCATTGGTGTATAAAGATTCGAGTTCAGCCTCGGTTAGCAGAGTCTGAAAGCTGACACTTGTTGCGGTTGTTTTATCTTTTGACGGCACACCTAGACCCGTTAGGGCATTAACTAAT